CCAAAGGGCTCTCTTCAGGCTTCCGCCTGTACCTCTTGGTATAGAGTGGACTTAACCACGAGAGGTTTTATTATAGGAAATATTGGATGCAAGCTCGGAATTGGACCACGCAAGAGTCTAGACGTACGTACGTGAACGGCGTCCTCACGAATTCTGTGATGGCGAACGACACGAATTATACGTTTAGCTTTACGGGGTTCAATGCTACGAACGATTTCATCCATCCTACACCCGGAACTTATGCTAAGAACTGGGTCGGCTTCTGCGGTGGGAATACCCGGAATCAGGTTTTAAATCCACCTGGTTCTAGGACTGTTACGGATATTTATGGACCTCAACCTGGGTTTACGACGGGAGGGCACGCACCATCTATGCCTTCCTTTAGTGCTCAGGAGTGGACCAACCTTCGTAACAGGGCACTTGAGAAGTTATACGATAAAATGAACCATCACGCCGCTAACGTCGCCGTTAGTGTCGCGGAGGGTCATGAAACACGTCGTATGATATCAGGTGCCATCAAGTCCGCTGGCAGTGTAATTGCTGCCGCACGTAAGACAGTTCGCTCCATAAAACATGGAGAGATCGTCCAGGTGCTTTCTAAAGCGTGGTTGGCTTCTCAATACGGATGGCGTCCCCTGCTACAGGATGTTTACGGTTTGTTGACATTTACTACCAACAGATTCGTAAACGGTTATACCTTTAAAGCAGGCAAGAAGTCGTTCGTAGAAACCAATAACACGTTGCACCCCCCTACGTATCCTCACATCAGTGAGATATATACGGGTAAGGGATTCAACGCCGTTTACTTCTCAATCACGGCGACGATGTCAAACCAGGAAGCTTTTGACCGTGCCGCCATCACGAGCCTTGACCCAGCATCGATTATGTGGGAGTTAGTCCCCTATTCGTTTGTTGTCGATTGGTTTTACGATGTCGGTGGATACCTGGCTTTGCAAGAAGCTGCACTGGGGAATGGCATGCAATTCGCATATGGCCATGAGACCCGCCTCTCTTACTGGAAATCCAAGAAAGTAGAGGTTGGTGCAGGCATTACCGGAAACGGTACTGCTGTTTCTCCTTTGCGTCTGACCTCGAGCGATTTATCTTCGAGACGGACTCAGGTGTCTAAGAGTCGAATTGCGTTAACGGGTTTCCCCCGTCCGCGCAGTCCTACCCTTAAGGTCGACTTAGGTGCCTCACGCGTATTGAGCGCAGGAGCCCTTTTAGCTACTTTGCTTGCGCCCTCAAAGCGCCGGTAGAGTGGGGTTATAACCTTATCCTATGGAAAGAACGAATGCCTGCATTCGCAAACATTGTCCTCACGGACGCGGCCGGGACCCCGGTCAATCATACGTTCAACCCCGTCAAGATCGAGAACGGCGTGGCGATCCATCAAGACGTGTCGTTAGGCGTCGGTATTGGATTCTGGACCTTCGGACTTTCTATCCGCTCTCCAAAGAGCCCCGGAAACGGAGCTGTTTCGGCTGCGGGTAGCCGAGTGTACAGAGTCCTTATGACGCTCGACAAGCCTACGTTGGAGACTTTGGGCACAAACGATGCTGGTTATACTCCGCCAGCTACCGTTGCCTACGTCTGCCGCGCCAAGGTCGAGTTTATCTTTCCGGAACGCTGCAATTTGCAGGACCGGAAGGACGTTCGCGCCATGGTTTACGACGCGATAAACGAGGCCTACGTGAAGAACGTGGTGGAAGATCTCCAGGCAATCTACTAAGCGAGTTTAAATGAACCAGCGCAATAAGACGCAGCCCCTAGGGGCGGACGTGTTGCTTCTGGGTCAGGGGGATCAGAGATGAACCCCCCTCGCTTGGAAGATGAAGAGTGTTTATACTGGTCAGAAGACCCGTATATCACTCACCTGCTTCGGTACATCCGTACCGGAGTTGAGGATAGCCCTGAGACCGAAATTCAGTTGAGTTTCGATTTCTAGGTCGTTAAATTCCTTATGGAGATAGACAATGAGTTATCACAACTTGTCATGCAAATACTTCGAAGCCGTTGGTCGTTTAACTGAAATCCGTGATGGATGGCAGTTAAACCCCGATTTTGGCAACTTTGTTGCTACGGTGGACTCCATGCTTAAAACTTATTCTTGTGAGCCGGCACGTAGGCCGCACCTTAACTGGAGCGGTTTGGTGAAGGTTTGCAGGATTCTTCAGCACCTTGAAGAAAGGTTAGTTGAAGGAGTTGTGGATGCTGACATTCCATCAGAGCTTAATATGCTTTGGTGGATGCTAGCTGACTCCATAGCTTGGAGCAACGAGGGGCTGCTTCTCTCCTCAATTTACGACTTGCAGTCAATCTTTTTTACCTCTGGTGTGGAAATCTCTTTATTGAGCGTCCATGCCAGAGCTGATTGGTTGGTGAGTCGGCTTGAGGTATTGGGTGTAGTTCAGCTTCGGTTGAACCTATCCAAGAAACAAGAAAACGCAGAAACTGGTTGTTAGTATATGCGCTTCCAATCACCTGTTAGTTCTCACGACAGAGTGACAGAGGTGTTTTATAACCTCTGCGCTTCTTTCAACACTCCTCGATCGTTGGCCTGTTGGTTACTCTTCAGCTCTGGTGAGCACAAGCAACTTTGCTCACTAACTGTAGAGCCTGACAGATACCTAGATTCGTGGTCCTTCTTTTGTGATTACCAGGTAACAAAGTACCTTAGTAAATTTAAGGGCTTGAAGACCGGAATCGACACAAAGGAGGTAGCGCTTCAGAAGTTTAACGACTCTGAGGCTTCTTGTAAGTTGACCAACACAAGGTTGCGTGAAGCGAGGCTTCGCGGATTCTCTCCGCGCGTTGCGAGCGTTTTATTTAGCGCTCAACGTAAAATAGCTTCTCTTCTAAGCGCACCCGGCCAGTCTAACTGGTCTTGGTATGACTTATTCGAAGGATGTAGGTGGGGACCAGGTGTCACCTTCTCCCTTAAAGGGGAAGATGCTACCCTGGATCGCAAAATCGGCGAAATGCCAATTAGCGTCACACGGTCTGCCCTGCCATACTTGAAGGCTGTCATAGAAGCTGACCCCCATTGGGGTGAGGCATTATGTGATAGTCAGATAGATGGTCCTTATACTCTGTTGAAGCAATGCTTCAATGTGGTTGAGGGATGTAGGGTAACGACCGTGGATAAGGATGCGAAAACCGATCGTACAATCGCGATCGAGCCGACTGGAAATGTGTTCCTCCAGCTAGGCATCGGACGCTTCTTAAGGAAGAAGCTCCGTCGCGTCGGTATCGACCTTGATGATCAGAGTATCAACCAGCAGCTGGCTTATCAGGCTTCTAAATCTGATGAGTTGGCTACTATTGATCTTTCGTCCGCGAGCGATACCATCAGTAGAGAGCTCGTATACGAGCTTTTTCCGGTAGAGTGGTCGATGTTACTCGATTCACTCAGGAGTCCATGTGCGTACTTGAAGGGAGCTTGGCTCAAGCTGGAAAAGTTCTCCTCTATGGGGAACGGTTTCACATTTGAGTTAGAGACTCTTATCTTCTGGGCGCTTGCTTCAGGTGTACTTGAAGCCCAAGGAATTCCGGGACAAGCAGTGGTTTACGGGGATGATATCATCCTACCTAGTAACGCTTACCCTCTTTTGTTGGAAGTGTTTGACGAGGTCGGATTCACCATTAATTTGGAGAAGTCCTATGCTCGCGGGCACTTTCGTGAGAGTTGTGGAAAGCACTACTGGGATGGTGTTGAAGTTACTCCCGTATTTCAGAAGGAAGAGCTATCCGCGTTGGATTCTATCTACCGCGGTGCTAATCGTCTTCTCCGTTTGGCTTATCGCCTTGGCGGAGATGTTGGTTGGCATTCTGCTCTTCGCACTTCCGTTGCTGCAATGATTCGCAAGGCCGGAGTTCGGCATTTCATACCATGGTACACGATCTCCCGTGAGGGACAGATCGTGATCCAGGTGAGTGATGCTGGGCTCCTTTCTCCTATGCGAGTTGTGGCACAGAAGTGTGAGGTCCTGTCACACGGTTACATTCGTGTTAAGGGTCTCGTCTTCCGCCCTAAGAAGCGTCCTGCTTCGAATGCGCGGGCACTACTTGCTTACTGCTTACGTTTCAAACCTGCAGAACCCTTTAAGGGGGCCATGCCGGTGAGACGTAGAGGGGTGCTGTCAGAAGGTTGGCAGTATTTCTCCTTGTCCATGACTACGGACGTGGTCTGGTTGTAACAACCAGAATTGTTTGGG